GGGTAAAGCCAATGCGATGGGTTATAACCGACACGAGTTTTAGGGAACACCTGAGGCGTCTTAGAATGAGTAGGAAAAACGTCATTCGTTTCATAGCCAAGTCTCGTAACGGCGAAGAGGTAGTGGTAACAACCCCCCTTGAAGCGATGCGGTTGGTGGCATCGGGTGAAATCACGGTAATATCCGACCCGCTTTGGCGGATGTTTTCACCAGACCTGTGGTGTATAGTCCAAAAGCTTCTGTTTTTTACACTGGACAAAGTGGAGTTTATTATTACTACAAGCGACCTTATTATCATTCCGCCTGACAATGTAAAAGAAGAAGACCCCCGCAATTGGGATATCCAATACAACAGGGACATCATACTCATCAAAGGAGACGGAGAACCACGATGACAAGAACGAAGGTAACACGCGAAGCGGTGCTGAGTAACCCCGTTGGTTACGTTCGTTACCTAAAGGGGTTGCCTTTTGTTCATACCGTTTTCCGCTGTGAAAACAAAGCCCCGCTGTTTGCGAACTGGACTTCAGAAAACGATAACGAACAGCTGGTGGTAGAACATCTGCGCAACGGCGGACAGCTTGGCGTTTCGTTAAAACCCGATTGGGTTGTGGTGGACATAGATGACAACCCAAACGTTGAAAAGCTTTCGGCGATTTATCCGTTTGTGTTTAAAACCGTTCGAGGATGTCATCTTGTTTTTCGTCAGCCCAGTTGGGCAAACCTGAAATGTGAAACAAAAGTAGAAACCATTTCGGGTTATGCTGTCGATTACAAAGTTTTGCGACCCAACCGAAAAGGAGTTTACATTATTGCACCATGCACCGAAACGCATCGCGATTTTGCTTACATGCCAAAGGAAGAAGCCGACGTTCCTTTGCTTCCGTTGGAGTTTTATTTACGGAAGCACCACGAGTTTCCCGTCAACGAAGGCGAACGCAACAACACGCTGTTCCGCATTATGCGTCAGTGCAGGTTGTTCATGAAGGAACACCCTGAGGTAACAGAAAACGAATATCGCGGTTGCGGGTTTCGTTTGAACAAACTGTTACCAGAACCGTTACCAGAGGACGAAATAGAAAACTTAGTAACAAACGCCATGACCTTACCAGACGAAGACGGCTTTGAGGAAACGCTAAAGCTATTGGAGACCGTTACTCCAGAAGAAAAACAGAACCCTTTTTTGAACATCAGGTCGTTGAACGAAATCAACGGCACTTCACGACCTTACTTTTGGGAAGGCGTCTGCAGAAAAGGCGACGTGGTTCTTCTCAGTGGCGCACCTAAGTCAGGCAAAAGCACCTTTGTGCGAAGCGTTGCGCTTTCCACTGTGAACGAAACGAACTGGTTCGGTAACATCCGAAGCGGAACGGTGCTTTGGTATGCCTTTGAAGAATACGCCGTTGACATTCGCGATATGGTCATGGTGGCTTCTGAGAGATACGGTTTGAAAACCGACGGCGTTTACGTTGTGGAAGCCAACCCAACCGAAAGCAACGACCCCGTTAGCGACTTCGTTGAAGCGTTGCGACTGCACTGTCAAAAAGTAAATCCCGCTTTGGTCATTGTGGACACCGTCGGACGCTTAATGAACGGCGTAGACATCAACGATTACATCAGCGTCGGCAGGTTCATTGAAGCCATTCGTTTCGCCGTTCGGGACATTCCTTCTCAGCCTGTTGTTTTGCTGGTTCATCATACCAACAAATCACTGGAACGCACCCCGCTTGGTTCACAGGCGTTTCAGGGTTCCTGTGACGTTTTGATTACACTGGAACGTTCGCAGAATGAAACCTCGTTTAGTGCTATCGGGAGAGGAACACATCCCAAATACATGGAAAAAACGCCGTTGTATTTTGACATGGGCGTTCTTCGTAAAGAGAACGCCGTTCCGCAGGGCGTTACTACGTTGGTTCGTTTGATACACGAACGAAGGCTGAACGACGCCGAACAAATCATGAACTACGGCAAAGGCGCATTCAGGTCGGACATACGGCGAATGTTCCGCATGGGTCTGTTATACGAAGACGGCGACAAAATATACACCAACAGCAACCATCGGCTACTGGAGAAGTATTTGGGCGAACCAGATGACAACGTCATGGAAGCCCTTAGCGTTTTTGAAGCCACAGCCGAAGAGGTCGCAGTTGGCGAAACCAGAAAAACTGTGGTAGAATACCCAACAGAGGCTTCGGCTAACTTAGAAGAACAGAAACCGTTGGCAGCCGTTGCTGTTTTAGAACCGAACGAAACGGAAACCACAGACCAAAGGAGTTGCATACAGATGGAAGGAGAAGAAGACGACATGATGCTGAAACAACTCAAAGAACGCGGATGGGTCTTTCTTGAAGACGTAGACCCGTTCTGCGATGACACGTATTACAAAACAGAAGACCATGCGTTCATGTCTTCAAAAACGCCTGAAGAAGCCCTAGAGAAACTCAAAACCGAAGAACGCGACCCTTACTTAGTGGAAGTGTTGAACATGGCTTACACAGCGTTCAAGCAACCGCTAAGAGGCGAACTGTTTGACGTCAACTGGGGCGCACCTGTTGCGTTTCTGCCGACGTTTGTTGGCGGAAAACCGCGTTGGGTTGTGTTCTTAGCACCGCCCTATGCTGACTTAACGCCGTTGTTATCGGCAGGCAGACATGCCGTCAGGCTGAACAGACCTTTCTTCTTGGAACCGAACCATGCTGAAACCTGAACAGAAAGACAAACTGATACAGTGGTTTTCCGAAGGACGCAGTGCAGAATACATCATCAATCAGATGCGTTTGGAAGGCGTGTTTCTAACGCCTTCCGACGTCCTTCGGTTGTATGACCAGCATAACGAACAGGTAGAAGCCACTTTGCGATACGTCAACAGAGTAAGCTGGTCGCATTTATTGAACCGAACGCTTTCTGTTTTAGACGTCATACAGGACAACCTTAATCCGAAGCGACCCGACGCCGTCGTAACGGCATTGAGGCTGATAGCCGAAATACTCAAACTGCGAATGACGTCAGAAGAAGAACGCAAACGCATGGAAGAGGACATCGCTTTGCGTTTGCGTATGTTAGAAGAACGCGGAGAAGAGATAGCGGAGTTACAGAGAATGGGAATAGTCAGGTTCAGGGAGATGGAGATAGCCAATGAGTGAAAAATCGCCACCAGTCGTCAGCGTGTCTGATATCACCAAAAAGCCTTATCTTTTCGTTATTCCGCCGAACGAAAAGATTTTGGCGTTTTGGAAAAGCCCAGCAAAGTATAAAGTGTTGCTTGGCGGAAACCGTAGCGGAAAAACGGAAAACTGTGCCATTGAAGTCATTTGGCATTTGCTGGGCGAACATCCGTTTTTGAAGGTTCCCGAACCGCCTGTTCGTTGGCGCATACATTTGGTAAACTACACCAAGATGAAAGAGGTGATAGAAGAAAAGTTTGCCAAATATTTGCCGACGTCCTGTTTATGGGGCAACACTTGGCGCAGTGCTTACAACCAGCGATATAATTATCTCAGGCTGAAGAACGGTTCTATTGTAACGTTCACCACGCAAAGGCACAGCATCCGCGAACTAGAGGGTGCTTCGCTACATGGGGTTTGGATTGACGAAGAGTGCCCAGAAGACCAGTTTAGGGCGATGCGGTTCCGTCTGCTGGACACTAACGGAAAAATGTTGGTTTCGGCAACGCCGTTAGACGGCATCACTTGGCTTTACGAACTGTTAGAACGAAGCAAAGAAGACCCTAACTATTTCGTTCAGCAGGTTTCTGTGTATGAAAACAAATACATTGACAAAGACGTCGTTGCCGACCTTGAAAAAGTGGTTACCGAACAGGAAAAAGACATTCGGTTATACGGCAAAATGCTTAATCAGTCTAGGCGTGTTTACAGCGGGTTTGACGAAACACGACACATTGTAGACATCACCGCTTTTCCACCGCCGAACGTTTTGTGGGCTGTCGGTTTAGACTGGGGTTGGCGACACAACAGCGCATTGGTGTATGCTTGTAAACTGGACGACGTCATTTACGTTCTTGACGAGTTTGTGATGAAAGGCGTTCCTTTGGGCGGACTTGGCGAAGAAATCGTTTCGTGGTGTTTGGATGCAGGTATTCCGCCGACGCGGATGCGGGTTATTTATGACGCACAGCTGAAAGCCGTTGACACCAACGGACAGCCCATGATACGTGTAGTGAACGCAACCAACCCGCTTAGGCTTATTCCTTCCACGAAACGAGAGGACAGCATAGCGGTTATCAACGAACTGTTCAGACGCGACAGAATATACATCAGCCAACAATGCACACGGCTAATAGAAGCACTGAAGCACTTTTACTATAGAAACAGCGTTAAATCAATGACAGAAGACGAACACAAAGACGTGTGCGACGCTTTTAGATACGTAGTGTATTATTTACGCATGATTGATTTTGACGATTTTGGGGACGAAGAAAACGACTTTATCGGTTCGCCTTCGGGTATAACAAAAATCATGGACGCTATTTTAGAACGGCGCACTGGAAACAAAGGCAACCCGTATTTAAGAAAGAGGTGATAATCATGTTTTTGAAACCCGAAGATTTATTCAAAGGACAGCAGATAACGCGAAAAATCACTGCTGTGGTGTTACACTATTCGGCAGTGGCTGGAAAGAAAACAGCAGAAGAGGTGAAGAAGCAGATAGAAGCCATTCGTCAAAGCCACAAGCAACGCGGATGGAAGGACATTGGTTATCACATCGGCGTTGACCTGTTGGGTAGGTATTGGTTGTTGCGTCCTTTAAACGAAGTAGGGTCTCACGCCAAAGGTTACAACTCTAACAGCATTGGCGTTGTGATGTTGGCGGACGCAGAACAGCTACAGTCTGCGCCGTTGTTAGAGGAAGCCGTGTTGCGTCTGTTTGGTTTTCTTTCTGTTAGGCTAAGAAACCCTGCTTTCTTTTTACACAAGCAGTTAAACCCAACGGAGTGTCCGCCTATACGCAAAGAGTTTGAAAACCGTTTGAGAACGCTTGGCTATTTGAGTGGTGGTGGTGTCAATGGAACGTAAAGAGATTGTGGATTTGTATCAGAACTACGTCATGGCGTATTCGCAACGGAACGACCTTATACGCCAATACCGAAAACAGGCGTATGCGGAAAGGTTCCAACGCGAACCTGCTGTAGAAGGTGGAAGCAACCTTCAGCTTCCGTTAACTCGTTGGATTTTGGACGTCATTTTGGAGAGGCTGTTTCTTTCCCTTTTCGGAACGCAGGATTTCGTTCGTGTTGTTCCCAA